ATGCGTTTCAGTGCCGGATTTAATGCCTTTGGAAATTCCTGAAATTTTTTAACCAGGCCGGCCATCCAATCGGGAAAATCTCCATCCCCGATTATAATACCCTTGCTCTTGGTTTCTGTGATTTTCAATTGGCTCCAGTCCTTTCGACGGAATCAATAATCAGCCACCGTCCCTGCTCGTCGACATTCTGAACAAAATTAAAATAGAAAATACGAGAGCCGTACAGGGCTCGATGATTGCTTGTAACGTTTGGCCAATATCGGATCGTGATTGTGTGCGTTTGTTCAATCTGTTGCTGTTCCGCGATACTGGGCTCACTACCGGATAGCGTCTCGATCTTGGCTCGTACCGTAGCGTACGTCGTCCACGTCCTGACTGGCTGGCCAAAACTATCGATAGAATCCGCCGGAGATTGAAGGGAAATAACCCTCCTCAATTCGCCAATCGTCGCTGGCTCCGTCATTACTGGTAGCCCCCGATCTGATGAGATTGATAATCCCCGGATTTGTAAATATCGAGCAAGGCACGACAGCTAAAAGGGACTTCCGCCATTGCTGCTTCAGTAACACTGGTCCTAGTCTCGTACCAATGGGCGGCCATCATCATGATTGCCGTTTTGATAGCATCGGGAACCTTCGAGCCATCAACGCTATAGCCTGCGATAAAATCGATTGTAACCGCGTTTCGTTTGCCTGGCATAGTCAGTGGCCAATACGTTGAAGGCGGTAGCATCACCCTGGGCGGGTTAAACCCTAAATCAAGTTCATAATTCGTATTGACCGTTAATTGACTGGTAACTCCAGTATTGTTGACGTACTGGAATCGAGGCAAATCGTAAACATAAGTAACCCCGTCAGCCGTAATAGGCACTACAGGCTGACGAGGAAATTCAATAGGACCATAAGGGAACGTATCAATCGTGTATCGATACGTTTTGTAACAAAAAGAACGTCTAGTGTACCGTTCCGCGTAATCCGTCGCAGCAGCTAACAGGCCAGTAATAACGCTATCATCCTGGGCAAAATCAACCCGGAGGAAAGCCTTAGCGTCTGCTAGTGCTACAGGCGTATTTGTCGCCGGAGTCAGTACAATTAAACTCATCTCTTTTCCCTTTTGGCCGCTTTCAGTTTGGCTTCCGGGTTCTCAGGGCTATTCGTGGCAGGCTTTGCCACTTCGGCCGCGATCATCCGTTTTCCTTCCTCGTCTGACACCTCCCACACCTCCCCGACCTCGTATGATTTGGCCGGAGAGGCAAGAGGCACGGTTAATTCGACAAACATATTAACCCCTATTAGTGAACGAGATACTTAATCGCGTTAGGCTGCAGGACGCGACCGTCGCAACGCTGGAGAGCAACAAAACCAACCTGGCCATAGTCGGCATAACGTTCATCCAGGCGAATCACCTGAATATCCAGAGCATCACGCACGACGTACTTGTCCAGTTGACCAAAGACAACTGTCTTGTTGCCGCTGGCGATGGTCCCTGTCATGCTGTTGTTGATGAAGACCGGATAGCCAAGAATCCTGTTAGGCTCACCCTCGATATAGGATTCTGCAAAGATCGGCCGGCCCAAAGTATCCTTCAGGCGACGGATAGCAAGAAGCAGTTGATCGGACATCATCCAACTAGCATTATCACGATATGCACGATCAACGCTATGTAGAGTCTGAAGCAAATCGTCTACCGTGATGGCCGTAGCGGAGGCAGCCGTTACACCAGCCTGAGCACCTGTAACCATGCCCTGTGGCTGGCCTGTACCCGTACCAGTAGTGAAATGATCAGCCTGGATACGGCCAAGTCGTTCGCCAAGAAGATCGCCAAGCAGTGCCGGAATATCGATTACACTGTCCTGTAGCAATTCGATGGAAGCCAAGACAAGTTTGGAACTGTACTTGAACGACTGGAGAGATACCTTGCTGAAGGATACATCCTGCGGATTATATTGGGTATTTTCCGAGATGATCTCGCCCTTATTGCTGGTATCCGTGACAACTGGCAGATCGTACTGATTACCTGTTCCGGTGCGGATCACCTGAGCCACCTGCCGTACAGGAGCATAGTACAGGAGAGTCTTTTCCAGATTCTCAGACAGAGTAATCGGAACCAAATAACCACCGGAAGAACCAGTACCAACAGCCTGGGCGCGTTCCTCTGCTGCCCTGGCGGAAGCCTCTTTTCGATTCTTTGGAGCAGTGCCGAATAGCTTGACATCGAGAGACCGACTATCAATATTCCAGTTCAACCTTTTAGCGGCCGCCCTATGTGCGTCTGTAGTCTTACCAGCAGCATGAAGAGCCCAGCCTCTCAGGGCATTCTCTTTATCCCGCTTCTCCTGACGATCATTGTAGTCAGTGATGATCGCTGGACCGGATCGGCGACCTGTACCAGCCTTTTCCAGTTTGGTTACAAGATCGGCAAGACGTGTTTCCAGGTTATCGAGTTTCTTGCTGTTCTGCTGTGGGCTATCGTCCTGCTGATCAGCAGTCATAGCCGCATTAATTGCATCCTGATCTTGCTTAGGATCGGCAGCAACAGCCTCTTCCAATGTGCTGACACGCTGATCGAGCTCACCAACCTTGGCGGTAAGATCGTCAAACATGCTTTGTTCGTCGGGAGTCAGATCCCGCTTGTTGAGCGTCTCCAGCTGTGTTACCAGAGATTTTCGTTCATCCATCAACTGTCGAATCTGGGCGATACGATCCATTTTTACTCCTAGAACTAGGTAAGCCTTTTCAGGCGATTTTTCACAAACCATAATTTGCGACAACGTGCCGCGTACTCTGAATCCTGCATAGCCTTTAGGCTGCGTACTGCGGCCGTGGTATCGGGATAAGCAGGAATCGAGACAACAGAAACTTCAATCAGATCAACATTGTTCAACGTGCGGATAATCCGGCTTTCGCCGTCCTTTTCCCAGGAATCACCATCAGGACCGAGGGTAAAACCGAAAGACATCTGCGAAACGTCGCCACGTTTGAGCAGGGCATAAAGATCCCTTGCATAGCTGGTATCAGGGCAATCGATCTCGACCGCCAAACCGCGATCATCTGACCATAGGCGTAGCGTCCCCGCGGATAGCCTGCCGAGGACTTTGCTGGAGTCATGATCGAGAAATGCCCGGATATCTCGCTTATCGTCCAGGCTGCGTTTAAACGCTGTCGGCGATACCCGCTCGACAAATCCGCCAAGATCCTCACTCAGAGGCCCATAGACGGCCGCATAACCGCGGATCTTGTTGCCGTCTGTGGATAGCGTTCCTCCGGATCGTCTTTCAATCATCGGTATTGCCCTCGTTGTAGTTTGTGCCAGACGCTGGATCAGGGAGGGCGTTACCAGTGGGCAGGACTGGTTGAGGAGCTAATCCAACGTCTGGCGTGGTTGTTGGCGCGGATGGCCCGCGTGGCGCATTGATTGGTTGCATGTTCAAAGGCTGGAGATAAACATCTCCGCCAGGAATAGGATCGAGATTTTCCAGCTGACGAATATCATTGACGGATAGCCATCCCCAATTGCGACCGATGGCGTAGCTGTTGTACCGCGTGGATTGATTGGCCCGGAGGATAGAATCACAATTGTGTTCAGCAAAATAGCACTGCCGTTCCCACGGTTGAAGCAGTTTTTCCGCGATCTCCTGTTCCCATTTGATCAGTTTTGGCCGCAGGCAATCCGTGACAAATTCCTGATTAGCATCTTCCGCCGATTGTGCTGGAGCTAACGCCGTACGGAGTTTAGCCAGTGGAAGATTAAACCAGCGAGCCACTTCCTGAATCTGGAATTGCCGACTTTCGAGGAACTGTGCATCCTCTGGCGGAATCGTGGTTTGATTCCAGACCATACCCTCTTCAAGGACCGCAATCCGATGGGCGTTGTCAATCCCCGCGTGGGAGCGTTCAAAATCGTTTTTAAGCCGTCTGGCTGCGTCGTCGGATAATGTGCCGGGGTGCTGGAGTACACCGGAAGGACGAGCACCAGAGCCGAATAGCTTAGCCGCGAATCTCTCTTGAGCCACGGTTAGCCCAAGTGATTCGCGTGCGACCTTAACCGTACTATGTCCAACAAGACCATCGAATCCGAGATTCCTGATATGGAAAATATCTCTGGCGGTAAATGTCTGTTTTCCAATATCGGGATGACGATACTCGTAGTAGAGATGACCGGATTCATCAAGACGAGGGAACATCCAATCAGGGCGGAGGATCCAGAGCCGGACCACTTCGCCCAGACTGTTCCGCTCAATCTCCGCGTAGGCATTTCCCCAAAGCTCACAATGAGCCTGTAAGGTTTCACGGAAATTTAATGCAGGTACATTCGGACAAGGATAATTATGCAAAATGTGGTATAACGGATGATCGAAAGCCTTTTCTTTTCCGCCATCTGGTTTTCTGCGATAAAGGATTAACGGGAGAGCCGCGACACCTTCCGAGATTAACCGCACTGCGGAGAAAACCGCAGCCGAATTAATTGCGGTAAACTCAGTAACCGTCACCCCGGACTCAACCTGATGGCCGCCGAATAGATTGACTAAAGCCGGATCACGCAGAGAATACGTTGCACCTGACGTACCCATTAATGTACGATAGGCAGTATTCAGACGTGATAAAAAAGACAGGCGTGCCATTCATTCCCCTGGGCGTGGAAAGAATCGAATATCGGACACACTACCATAGCTGGCGCACGATTATAGGAATCGTGGCCCGCGGGTTTCATAGATCGATTGGCCAGAGATTGCTTGCACTCTGGCTCGTGCTGTAGCCATGATGGCCGCGACACATAAATCAATCTTCTCTGTTGATTTGCTTTTCGATGGCCTGATATTTCCCTGGCTATCCTGCTCGATAACCGTATTGCCTACACACCATTTTAAAACCGCGTTTCCGTTATGCCTGATCTTGTCGGACAAAACGAGGCCCTCAAAGTCTTTGGCCGCAGGCGATAACGTCGCCCAACCCATAGAAAAGCCAACAACCTCAAGGCCGTCATGCTGTAGCTGTTGGGCTAATTGCGCTGCGTTCCATCTATCGATGGCTAAATCTTTAATTCGGTACGTTTTGGATAATTCCAGAATTTTATGGCGGATCACTTCATAATTGATTCGTTCGCCCTCCGTGATATATAACTCGCCGGAATGCTTCCAATTATCGAATCGAGTCTTATTTCTGCGTTCCCGATACTGCAACGCAGCCTGAGGAGCCCAGGCGAATGGCAATAACCAGATTTTGTCGTCAATCGGAAAAGCTAGTACCAGGGCAGACAGATCAGCCGTACTCGATAGATCGAGAGCCGCCCAGCAGATCCGATTAGACAGATCAGGCAAAGCCTCTTTGCATCGATCCCACCTATCCGGAGAGATCCAACGAGTAACGCCACTGGTCCACTGGTTAAGATGCAGCCTTCGGAAAGCCTGTTCTTTCCCTGGCGATAACGTCGCCTCCGTCACTTGCTGCCTGAAATAATCCGGATGGACGCTAACCCCATAGCCGGGATTAGATTTTTTCCAGACAGATTCATCTTTCCAGTCCGCATCATTCCCCGCCGAGTAGATCACCGGGAGGAATGTCTCATCCTGCGCCCGTTTTTCCAGCAGGCTTTCTGCGTAAGTGTGGAGTTCATAGCAGAGGGATTCCCTGTCATGTCCGGCTGTCGTGATGGCGACCGTTAAAGGCTGTCGCCTGGCTCCTGTAGCCGTCGTTAGTGTGTCCCATAACTCACGATCCGGCTGACAATGGAGCTCGTCAAAAATGATGCCAGACAAGTTAAAACCGTGTTTAGTATTAGCTTCCGCAGAGATAGCCCGATAGCGTCCGCCTTTATGGGTAACAATTTCCTTTTTAAAGATCGTACACCGGCTGGAAAGTTCAGGACTCGCCTGAACCATGCTTTTAGCCATGTCAAAGCAGATAGAAGCCTGCTCCCGATCCGCCGCAGCAGACACCACCTCCGCCCCTGGCTCGTTGTCCGCGAAAAGCAGGTACAGAGCCAGTCCAGCGCATAGTGTCGTCTTGCCGTTTTTACGAGGGATTTCAATGTAGGCTGTCCTGTACTGCCGGAGGCCATCAGGCCGCACTGTATCAAACAATGGCCGTACTATGTCCGTATATTGCCAATCTGATAGGCGGAAAGGCTGCCCGGCATGTTCGCCTTTGGAATGGATCAGGAACCTTTCAAAGAACGATTTAACTCGCTCAGAAACAAGAGTCTTTTCCTTTTTAGGCTTTGCCTTAGTGGCCATTATCCAAGGATCCTCAACAATGGATCACTGTCCAATTCATCGACCGATGGCCCCACTGGATCAGGATTAGCCCGCCAGCCTTTTCGGCTTCTGGGAGTCAAACAGATCTTGCCCAGGATCCCGGCTAGCTGGAGTTCACTGGCCCGCAACTCCTGATGGATCGGATGAATTTTTTCAGATCCGCCTTGAGCAGAAATTGTCCAGGGGACTAGCTTTGCTTCTTTACGAAGGCTTTCAACGCGAGCCAGCTGGCAAGCCGCAGACACGACAACAAAAATATCAGCAGCAGCCACACCAGTCCCGCTGGTAGCTTCGACCAAATCCCGGATTTTTCCATAGGCGGCGGCTTCTTCTTTTGAAAGATTTTCAGGCGGTTTTACTGGAAGTTTGGCGGAATTGTTTGTCGTGTGTTTTCTGCCGCGTGCCATAAATCTTTACCCCCTAAATCCTTGCATAAAAATCTTTCCGAGTTCGCGGGAAGGTCTTCTATGCAAACCTGTAATCAATTTCACCCCCCTCCCTCGATCCACCTGCCACTTTGGCAGTATCAAGTAGGTGTAGCACAATAATGCAGTTTGTAGTTTTTTTCAGGGCAAACCATCTCCAGATTGAGCCACCATCCGCCGATTGGCCTGGCCCCTCGTCCCTGCATTTTGTGCCATTCGTCCTGCATCTCATCCTTCCAGCAGGAAGACCGGAGAAACAATTGCCGACGATGCCTGAGTAAACCCTTGCTTGTTACGGTTGTTACTACGTTTTCATCGTAATTTCTACGATGAATATGTCCGCTAAAATAAACATCGGCCCGGTATTGTCCGCGAGTCCTGGAATGGTCAATTAATCCTCTCGTTACCTCACCACCACCACCGTAGCCGTGGTGATAGTGTAGAGTCATAGAATCGGATTGACTTGGACAAGATCGCATTTTGCCAACAACTTGAATAAACCCCATATAAGGCCCGCACTCAACAGGAGAATCCTGCCGCCTCAACTCTTGACAAAGCCGTTGAATCAAATCAACTTCATGCTTTTTGCGGATACTCGTTTCGTGGTTCCCATAAGAGATTAACGCTATATTCTTCGCAAAAGGTTGTAACCATTCCGCAGCAGTTTCAACCAGGCTATCAAGATATTTCCCTGTTCGATGTTCTGGCCTGAGAGCATTGGTTGAGGATCTCGGATCCCATTTGCCCTGCATAGCATCGAAAAAATCGCCACAAATGATGATCGGAGACTTCGTATCAACAGCCTCTTGAAATTTCTTTTTCAGCAAATTTAGCTGGCAATGTGCGGAATCCCAGTGAATATCAGACGCGAGCAAAACCCGTTTTTCGGCTTTATCAAACAGCATTTCAAGCCGGTAAACGCTGTCGCTAGTTTTTCCAAAAGTCCAATCCATAACGTCCTTTTGGCTTATTGGCCGATTTGTTTTAACCCCAGCAGGGCGAAAAAATTTATTGCATCCGTCCAAACGGTCGTATTGTCGGACAGATTCAAACTAACTCCATTGGCTTTCTGAATCGTAGCTACATTGGCCGATATCCAGACCGCTTGGTCCGCAAAAGCCATGGTAGCCCAATTAGCCGGAACCGATACTCCAGCAGTGCTGGCAATCTGTGCAACAATGGTGCAAAATTGGCTCGCTGTCAGCCCTGCATCGAAAAAGTAGTGGCTCGGAGTCCCTGTACCCGTAGCCGATAGCCCATTAGTCAACCATGGCCCGGCAGGAGCAGGATCAATATTGGCAGCAATCCAATTATTAACCTGGCTCTGCATACTCGCAGGCACAACCGCAATCAGGCGATAGAGATATTGACTAGGCACTAGATCCCCCATTTTCTTTGGAGATAAGCGTCAACTTGAGTCCTTACCGCACTTGTCAGTGTGCCACTAGCGTAGATGATTTCGGCAATATCGCCGCTGGCAAACGTGCCACCAGAACCGCCTTGACCGATGCGAATCCCGTAGCCTCCAAACGGGCTGGCCGTCGTGCCGATATTGCTCGGACCAACATCAGAACCGCCATTGTTTCGGCAGTAGCTGGAAGATCCATTAAAAACCGCGTCGATTTTATTCCATGCGCTGGCCGTAGCCGCTGGCCCTTGTACGAAGGATCCCGCATACCATGACACATAGCCAGATGTGAAACCAGTACGGATAACATAACGACCCAAGGTCGTACTCGCGTTATAAGCATCTATCCACGTTCCAGCCGTCGTCACTGTTGTTGGCTTGATCAAAACGAAAACCGTGATTGCCGGCCATGTGGAATACATGGCTGATTGATTTTCCATGTAAGAAGTAGTACCATTCAGCCGAACCGTTGGCAAACCGTTTAGCTGATTCGGATAGTACGCTAATCGGTTCGCTAATGTTGCTTGTGATAGATGAAAATTGTTTCCGCTCTGATCCTGCCACTGGTAAATAGCATCGCCGCTGGCTGTGCAGTAGGTTGTGCCAGTATCCTTAAACAATCCCGTATCGCCAGAATAGTTGGCGATAAGCGTAGAGCCAGCCGTTGACAAATAACTCTTTAGCAGGGCATTATTCGGAGTTCTTACAGCAATTGCTGATGGTCTGACTCCTCCCTGTGTCATGCCTAACTTAAACATTAGCTCACCACCAAATAGTTTACTGTAGCAGTGCCACTGGCAGTGGAAACGTAAATCTGATTGGCATTGCTACAGGTGATTGTAATAGACTGACCGGGCAGCAGCTTATACGGTTGAGTTCCGCTCGCTGTGCCGATTTGAAGATTATTTGTGCTTAATGGATCGTTCTGAACGCTGATCGCACTACAAGCCGTGCTGGTTAATGCTGCTGCTGTGGTAGTAGCCGACACGGTTCCGGCTGTGGGAGTTGTACCCGGCTGATAAACCTGCACCTTGCTAGAGGATACCGCGCCGGCCAGAGTTCCGAGGTATCCGAAAACACCCTTGAGAACGGAAACAATCGTGCCATTTCCGCTGGTATAAGCAGTGTCAGACGTAGTACCTGTGGTGGAATTAATGCTAGCAAGATTGCCACCAGTTTCCACGGCTAACGCGCTGGTATTAAGGTTTGTTCCGGCGTTTGCGGTGACCGATCCTGATACGGTCAATGTGCCAGTAATCGCTTTATAAATCCCCGACAGCCAGCCCAATAAACCACTACCGCCAGTTGGCTGGCTTATACCTGTGCCGCCTGCTCCCTGAGCTGTTGCAATTGTCGCCAGATTGCCTGTTTCCTGAGCTGCTCCCGATGGCAAAGGCACTGTAGCAGCAGGATCAAGCCCAACCGTCATCAACGGGACATCAGGAGAAGAGCTCACTATAACCGCAACATTAACAGACCCTGACCCAACCAGAGCACTCGTTAGCCTGGCTCGAAACTGCGGGAAGCCAGCAACGTTGAACTGATAGCAATTACTACCACCATTCAAATTGTAATTTGTGGCCGTGCCGTAACTGGAGATTAGACCGCCCTTGATGGCAATCCATGAAGTCCCGTCGTAAACTTCAAAAGCCGTATTCCCGCCCGTTACCGTACCGCTGATGATATGCGATACTGTCACTGTATCATAACCGGCAGTCGCAACAGTTACCGCAGAGTTTACGCTAGTAGAAGAGTTAATAGTCAGATTGACAGGAGCCTGATAATCATCCTGAATATATAGCCCATTACCCTGTTTAACCGGGCTGCTCGATCCTGTAGCCCCTTGATCAATTTTGACATAGCCAACGTCTTGGCCAGTTGTCGGAGCTGTGCCAGTGCCGATCAGATCACTGGCCACTGATTTTCCTGATCCCGGAGTCACTGCAATAGTCATTTATATAACCCCTCAACTGGCATAAGTCAAAAACATAAAAAAGCCCGGCCCCATCGGCTGACCGATTAAACCAGAACCGCCGCCACCGCCGCCGGAAACGTGTCGCGATTGGCAAACATAAACGACGGAAATATTTAACGCTATTTGCATTAGTACCAACTCACGATATTAGTAGCCGTTGTCCCGGTAGCAATCACGCGAGAAACTCGGATAGGAAGAATCATCCCAGCTGGCACTGTGTAAGTAATGTTTGCTTGCCCACTAGCCGGAGTTACAACAATATTACCAGCACCACCAATAAACAAAGCCCGGCTGATATATGCCAGATCTGTCGTATCTGACGGAGTAATAGCGACTTGGTTATCCGCAGGCCCGGTAAGTCCTTCAACCATGCCGTACTGTTGATCTACTGCGGCCATTTGTATTTATCCTCTGCTGTTTTTTTCGTGTGACATGCCCGACAAAGTGACTGCAAATTAGCCTGATCCAGCCTGGCACCACCAGCACGCAATGGCCGAATATGGTCAATATCCTCCGCAGGTTTTCCACAATGTTTGCATAGCGGATTTCTGCAAAGAAACCATAACCGTAGCCGTTGCCAGTCGGAACCGTAGCCGCGAGCCGTTGACGACCCGCGGTTATCGTTCTTTTTATACTGTAGCCGTGCTGGCTTATGTTCTTTTAATTTTTTTGGAATCATGTTGCCAGACTATCACATCTGGCGCACGATTTTAAAAAAGTGTAGTCTGCTTTGCTGAAAAGATAAGATCCTGCTCGGACTTTTGAAACAATGCTTTTCCGGCCGAGGCCCGCTCTCGCATCCGCCAGATCCGGCTTTTTGTGCCTGGAAGGCTTGTACTGCGTTTGTTGCTGCAAGCCGGATCGTTATAGAGCTCAGGGCATAAGATGGATGCAATCTGAGGCCAAACCTTATACGCTGATTCACCGATCAGATCGAAAATAGATTCAATCCTGTCTTCTAACTCATCAGAGGAGAAAGAATCCGGAAGATCGTCAACAATATACCAGATCGAATCCATATACTCACGCGCCCAGGATCGACAGCCAAGATCTTTTAACCGTTCGTTCAACTGTTCCCGGCTAATCGTAAGATCATCAAATATGTGAACCATTTCCATCTCCATAGTTGTGCGGTTTAATTCTGATCCAGATGCCAGCAGCCTTATCCGGCTTCGGTGCAATCAGGATCGTGATAGCCCGGACAATATCCGCATTATCATCTGGTAAATAATTTTGCACGACAAGGAAGTCTATCGTAGGTTTGATAAAGTTATCAAGATCTCTTTTCCGTTTGCTCCAACCTTTTCCCCGATAGACAAGGAGATCAATCGCTACCGGACCATCGAGAACGTCTTGCGGTTTAAGTTTGGAAACGATTTCCCCTGCCTCTTCACGCCATCTCCTGTAGCGTTCAGTAAGTCGCATACCGTACCGAGTACGCGCCCACATATTGTTAGCACTGGGAGGCAGAGGAACCCATAAGACGATTTGAGGCATATTAAACCAATGGCATTACAAGATTTGTTTGTCGTCCGAGATTCGATTCAGACACGAACATGATTGGTTTATCGTGTGAATAGAAATTCAATGCGATCTGCCCTGGCTGATGCTTACAAATATCCAACAAATAAGCCGGATCGATCTTAATCTTAAAATCCGCCACTAATGCCGTATCTAATTGATGCCGGGATTGGCTCTTGCCTCGTGTTGTCTCTGATCGTAATTCCAAAATATCGGAAGAATCTTTTCCTGTAATTTCTACGGATCGTTTTTCGGAATCCGAAACCGTGGCAGCCCGTTTAATAGCTTCTGAAAAAATCCCAGTTTCAATCAGGATCTGATCTTCTGGTAATTTTGCCATTGGCAAAATCTGGCTACAATTCGGGTATCTGCCATCCATCTGCTTAGAGATGATTTGAAGGATTTCAAAATTTCCATTTATCCAGGTAACGGATAAGACAGATTTATCCCAGGCCAGCTGCGCCGCGGGTGATGGCCCGGATTCGATTAGCTTGACCGCTTCTGGAGGCATGAGACAAGGAAAGCTAGCTTTCTCGCCCGTCGTCTCAACCATTGCCAGCCGATGGCCATCCGTGCCGATAAATGACTTACCGTCGAAACACACCGCGGAAATAGCGTGCCTGGCAGATTCTTCAGCAGTAGCAAACGAAACAGCCTTGAGCCGATCAGCCAAGCCATCAGGCTCAAAATCTGATCTGTTTTTCGGATCAACAGAAATATCGAAATTGATTAACTCTGGATCGACTGTAGGCAGCTCATACCGCGAGCCGTCAGAAGATTCGATCACAACAGAAGAACCATCCAGACTGATTGTAATCGTTCCGCCCTTTTCTGATTTGCTGAGCAAATCTTTCAATTGTCCCGCTGGAATAGCCAGTCTGGTGAAATTCGATCCGTGCTCCAGCTGAAGCCGATACCGCAACACCGTGTCCGCGGTTTTAGCTACGATACTGAGAGTCGTATCTTCAGCCGTCAACGACAGGAAACCAAACTCCTCCCGCAGTGGCTTATTCGGTATTACCTGAGCCACATAGCCTACCGCCTCCAGCAGGCTATCCCTATTGATCGTAATCATTGCCCTTTATTCCTCCTCAGATAGATCAATTGCAAAATCCAATAACTCGTAAACCTCTTTAAGTAGTATTCTTGCCCTTTTCACAAATGCTTTAGCCGTGCGCAGCCTGTTCTGACATCCAGCCTGCTGCGCTTCGCCTAACCGATTGCAAATCTCCAGCATCAATTCCAGGAAGTATTCCATGCTCTCCTGGTCCATCACCAGCCTCGATTTCCTGAATGAGAAATTCGATACATCTAATAGCCTTCCGCAAATCTTCTACTCCGCCTTTATGTTCATATCGAAACAGGTACTTTAACACGCACCCGCGCCAATAGCCGGCCATCTGCTCAGGCCCCAGGATTGCCCGTTGGATCTGCCTGCATTCGATCCCCGTTGGCCCCCAATAATGTCCCGGATTGATCTTGTCCGCCATCCGCTTTACTCCCTTCGATTAGTTCCCGAAGCCGTGATAGATCGGGATGAGATTGTAAACTGAAGCCGTATCGGTAAGCCAATCTGGCCAGGATCTTGCCCGCCTCATGGCGATCTGATTTCTTCATTGATTAAATTCTTTCAAGCGTGACTGCGCCAAAAAGGCCCCTATTTTGATTGTTTCATCCTGAAAGAATTGAAAGAATTGAGCCTAAAAAGAATGAGAAACGAGTCTTATAGAATATAAGAATATATATTATAAATATATATATTATATATAGTTACGTCGTTTTCCCTTGCTCTCACTTTCTCTCATTTCTTCATTGTTTCAATTATTTCATTCTTTCAAGGCTTGTTTCGTTTTTAGAACACACCCTTGAAAGAATTAATTAATTCAACAGGCCCCAAAAACCGTAGCAACAAATCGAGTTGTTTTCCGTCCCGGACCACCCGATCCAATCATCTTGATCGCAATCTCTTTGCTCTCAACCAAGGCTTCCAGGACTTCGTTGCGATCTCTCGGAGCAAGGGATTGAGTCCGCCTTGTCAACTCACTTTGGGTTAGCCCGACTTTGCCCGCGGCCTCGATGGCCCTGAAAACCTTCTTCCGCCGCATATCAAACGCGCCATCTGAAACATGCCGATCACAAAGATAAATAAGCCTCTCCGTCTGCCACCGGCTCACCGCTACCGCCCAGACCGCCGCATCCTCCCCGATCTCGATACACTCGCCAGGGAGTCCATTAGAGCAGGCATAGAGTAAAGCCAACTTCCGCGATTTCTCGCCCGCCCGCGTCCATAATGTGCCAAGTGGCTCGCCTACACTATTGGCGGACTCATCGCACGCTATTTCAAAGTCTTCCAATATAGCTAACGCATCTGCGGTAGTCGGAATCGTTTGAATCTCTGGATTGACGTGTTGAAAGGAAGTACTGTTGCCCAGCCACTCACGCACATAAGACAAGATAACCGGATCCAAATCCTTCGATCCTGGCCGCCGCTTCCGTGGCCGCTCGCCAGGAGTTTCCCAGATCAGGACACGACTAAGAAACCCGTCTGTAATAGACTCACTGGTAAGGCCCGCGTAGAGAGACTCAGGAACCGTGGTGCCGTAAAGGCAGCAGTTAGGCTGATTAATGGTTTTTCGTTTCTCAGAATCTGCGTAGGAATCGCCTAAGAAAACACTACCCGCGGAGGAGTACAACTTGAGCAGGTTTGTCACAATCCCCGCGAGATGCGGTTGACTGCCGCCGGATTGATTAATCGACCGAATCCACCGGCCAATCTCATCGATCAGCCAGAGCATTGATGGCTGGGAGGACATCGAAGTAATCAAGCCAGCATGGCTGGCTATTCCCTCACCCAGCAGTTGATGGGCTCCAGCCTTGTACAAAATATCTTTAATTGCCTGCCTGCCAGCCTCTTTACCGCCTCCCGACGGAGCAACACCGATAGAGTAGAGATTAGCTCGCGTGTTGATCTCGTCGGCTACCCGCCGCCCGACAATGCACGCCTGAAGGCTTAGACTCGCAGCCAAGGCAAGGATCGGCTGGAGCCTGTGACTAGTACGATTAATGTACTCCTGCACGCCATTGACGAAGCCAGGCACGTCATAGAGATGCTCCGGAAACGTCCCCGGATCGCCTGGACTCGCTACGACAGGCGTATCATCTTCCTCCGCGGACATCTTCGCCACCGCGATAGGATTCGGCTCATATTTGCAAATAGACTCCGCTATCCGCCGGACCTCTCGATCATCCAGCCGCGGCCGTACCCGCGCCGCATTCGTGGCTTGCAATGCTGCGAAAATCTCATCAACACCCAAGCCAACCCGCCGCATCGATCCCGCCAACCTGGCTAGTGATGCGTTTCGTGATCCTTCGAGTACCTCACCATCAACCGGCACTATCGGACCTGCTGTCCGTTTTTCCTCCAATCCGTCGAGGGACTCAAGCAACCATTTAGGCGGATAAGGCACCTGACTAAACTCAGGGAGCTCCAATCCGTCGATCCACTGATAGACCCCTCCCGATTCCAGGCGACTAGGGTAAACGACGATATAGCCACCCGCCGCCCTGGTATCGACAGACTCCGCCAGCCTGCCGGCTGTGTTCCGGTAACTTTTGTCGTAAGGCGATCTAAAAACATGATGGCGACCACCGTTAGCCGTCACGCTAACAGCCGTATCAATCAGGCTGGCCGCCTGCTCCTGATCCTGTGGCCAGGGGTTTTCAGGCCCGTCTATATCGATCACGATTAACCCATCAGTCAAAAGACCGATATTAGCGTCTGGAGTTTGCTGCCACCATTGGCGAATAACGCCATCGTTTTTGCTTGCGTCCTTTAACCCGTTTTTGGTCAACGGCACTTTCTGCCCAGGGCGTAGCGGTAGGACCGCAAAGCCTTTCAGGGCATACGCGAGCGCAGAATCTAACAGGGATTCCATATCCGGATTCTCTTAAATGGAAATAGTTTGAAAGTCTAACAAAATGCCTGTGCGATTATGTTACGATTAAACAGCCTGACCCACCACGTGCGGGACCAGATCAGCCAGCCTCTACCGGGGATGGCTGCATTTCTACTGCAATCCCTTTGCGATTAAGCCCCTCAGCAAGGGCGATTTCTGCGAGCTGGCGGGTGTTATAATTTTTGTGCATAAATAATTTGTTTTCAGGATCACATGGCATTGAGGCCCAAACATCATGGGGTATATGTCTATTTCCTATATCGTGTTTTTCGGCATAAAATTTGTCGGTCCAATAAAACATTAATCCACATGACATTAATGCCCAAACATCATGGGGTATATGTCTATTTCCTATATCGTGTTTTTCGGCATAAAATTTGTCGGCCCAATAATTTATTAATCCGTCGTCATTCCGACGGTAATACAGGCTATTAGCAAACTTCCGCTCCCTCGCCTGCCACCGCTGCCCGTTGGCTCTAACGTGCTGGCCCTGCTCCTCCAGCCAGTCGGCGTAAAGGAGTCGGGTGTCCCAGTCGGCTGGGTTACGGTCTAGGATCGATTCGAAATAAGATTCGGTCATTTTATCACCTTGAATCTTCCATATATTTCTTCGACTTTACGGGCGCAATCATCGCAGTAATAGGATTCTTTAATAAAATCCCCAAAACAAAGCCAACGAACATGCGTCAAATCCGCTGGCCGCTGCATCACCCCACACCCATCACACGCGATCAGGGATTCAGGTTTGTCTTCTGGCATTGTTTCGTCCATTTTTTACCCTTGTGTTATTCAAATTTCATTTGTTGAAGAATCACTTTGGCCTGAGCCAGCGATTTGACCAAAAAACAAACGTTGCACGGTCGCTTGGCAGTACACCTGCAACGCAAATCATCAATAAGTTTCAGACTTTTTTCAACTTGATTAGCCACCTTGTTTATATTTCTGATTTGAGCAATAGTGTAATACCCTGATTTGATTTGTTTTTCTTTCACTGATTAATTCCTTGTTTTCTCTTTTCAATCCATTCCCGGTAGCATGGCATGCACCAGTATTCCATGCGCCCGCCGTAAAATGGAACTAAATAACGTTCACGTGTTTGACATATGGCACACGCAAACAGGGATTCTGGTTTGTCTGCCTCACTCACCCCTCACCCCCTCACTGTGTTACTCGCATAACCCATATTTGCTTACACAAGACCCGCTCTCAGCTTCAGCCTGAAAAAACGGTAGCGGAATTTTTTTTCCGCCATGCGATGTTTTTGACCATGCGACAATTTCATCAACAAAAGCCACTTGAACACCGGGTACTAGATTAGGTGGAAAAAAAGATCGTCCTACTTGCTTTTCCCATTGTCGTACCTTGTCGATCATCTCCGGGAACCGTGTGGCCCAGTTCAGAATGTCTTCTTTGCTGGAATTGATGCAGGGCGCACACCCAACCCGACCAAATCCCATCAAATACAAAGGGTTTACCTTTTCACCACGGCTTTTGATGTAGTCAAATATTTGTTCTTTAGTCCATGACAAAATCGGTCTGACTAAATCACAATCAAAATAGTCGTCCCATTGTTTTTCTGGTAGATCTCGCCTTGCTGCTGACTCATCTGCTCTCACGCCCACATATCTCGTATAAGCCTGATCTGCAAGGTTTTCATCCAGCCATCTTTTTTGCGGTATTAGTTTCAGGTATTCGGTACAAAACTGTGCTTTTCTTGATGGAAACCTGTTTTTTATAAAAGCCAAATCGCCGAAAGACAGTTCCTTGTCGTCACCACCCAACGATTCTCTTCTTTGTTTAACTTCATCCGATCTTGCACCGGCCCCCCCCAGATCCTTAACCAGTGGCTTGATCATGACAACCGGATGCACATTCTCGCTATACCATTTGATATGTTCCGTGGTTAATGGATGCTCGTTGCCGCCTGCATCGGAATTGCAAAGGATCACATCCTCTTTAGGAAAATGATCCAACACCCAACCCGCACAGGCTTGCGAATCCGCTCCACCGCTAAAGCCGACGATATGTTTCACCCCTCACCCCCTCACTTGATTATGAACCATTTCTGAACCATATCCCAAGGATAATACCGCTCCCACGGGATAGACATCACCTCGGTATGGCGATAGCGTACATGGCAATACAAACCACCCGTATCGACCAGAACCTCCTGCGCACTCTCCGGAGGCAACCCGCCGCCGCACGCTGGTCCCGGTTGCCATGGCACGGCTGGTGTAGTGTCGGACATTGTTCGTCTCCTTTATTTCAGGATTAGCCATCGATCTATGTTGCTCCAGCTCCTTTGAGATACCATCCTGTGATTTTCTGAATACTTCCAAATATCATCTTTTTCAAACCTGTAAGCCATTATCCATTCACCGGAAACGCTGTGGAGTATGGCATTAGTATAAGATTGTTCCGGCAGGGCTTCCGGTATCGATCCTCCCGATGCTGGCCCATCCAACCACATCGGTATTTTGTCGAGCAGGTTTTGTAATGGCGTGGCCCCAGTCCCTCCCGCTGGCGTATCCTGCGGAGGTTGTGGCGCGTCTTGTTCTTTAATCTGCCTTGGATCATTACTCCCTGTACATTTCCAGGCGTGCCACTCGGCCTTATGACATCGTTTATTCCCGCATTGAGGACACGATATAAATACCGCTAGCCCTAACTGATCTTCAGATCGTATTTTGTCCAGGTGACATTTCAGACATTGATTGCATGACTGATCGGCAGCAACAATGCTCACTGTCTCACTCATCCTCGTCCTCCATATGCTCAACCAGGTAATCCAGATCTTCCGAATTTATATTGACCACTGATTCCAACTCTTCTATCCGCTCCTGTAATTCCTCGATGATCGACTCATAGTATTCCAGTCGTTTTTCCAGTTGTGTTATTTTTTCCTGCATCACTTCCCTCGCATCCTTGGAAATGCTTTTAGATACTGCTGATAACAATACTCTGAATTAGGCTCTTCATCCTCCAGGTTATACTCGGACCAAATCCCGGCATTAACAGAGTCCTTATCCGCCCCCTGTTGCGTACTGGCCGCGTAATACAGATTCCTTCTATTAGTGGCTGTTAAATTCAAAAGTCCTGCTATGGTTTTAGCAGTATCCAGATCGCAACAGTAGCAAAGGATTTCATCTGCCTCGTTGCGATTGTTGGCTAGTCTGACTACATGCTGGACCGAATTACTAAGAAAACCTCGTCTTGCCATCACCCTTCCCTCCAAAAAACCTCCCGGCATTTAAACCGGGAGGGAATTTGTCCGATATTAGAATGGTGCCTCCGCGGACTCATCCGGTTGTGCAAACCGCTGTACTGGCTGCGTTTTCTTGCTCGTCCCTGGCCAGGCTGGCCTAGCCACTGGGGTAGGCTTGATCGTCTTCGTAAAAGGTGTTTCAACTGGCGCACCGGACACTTTAAAACCCTTCACCTCGTTGACCATCTCGCCATTGTCTTTTCGACGAGTCTGGACAACCTTGACCTTCATCGTTCCGCCCAGGAGCTCAGACTCATTCCGTGGATTTAAGCCTGTTGCCTCGCATATGCTGATTAGCTGGCTTTTAGCGATTTCCATAGCCTTATCAGATGGATTGTTTAGGTGTAACCGCGTCCAAAGTTTCCTGCCCGTAAACGTGCCATGAGTAACCGTAAGCTCAAATCGTATATGGCTTCCGTCGTTGTTCTTGTTCTGAATTTCCTCCGCCTCTGTTATCTCCACCGGATATTCACCAGCTGGCAATAAGTCGTATTCCTTAGCTGGTGATATGTTCGACATGTCTAGTTGTCCGAAGTCCATGATTAATTCCCTCCCATAGCGTTAAAAAGACTGTCCCAACTCAATGGCAACTCACCACTGAGACCATAGCGATTTTTAGCCAGGCACGCTGGCCCGCCTGAAACTCGCAAGATTCGTTCATCATTAACACCGTGGGCAATAGCACGAGTTCCGCTCTTTTCCTTAGACTGTGCAATCCGCATCTTTTTTTGCGCGAATAGAACCGCGTCGGACCACTCGCATAGATAGCTGGCTGCCAGTTTGTGCAAACGTGGCGAATAGCGATCATAAGCAGGATTTTCCGGATCCTCGATCCGTTCTATCTTGCTATGAGCTAACAGGATAATGATGATCCCTCTGGCTCTTAAATAGTCGAGCATCGAGGCAATATCCTGCCAAGATCGTAGCGCGAGATGATAGCCCTTGCCGTACCCGCCCGCAGCAAATTCAATGGACTTGGCTCCCTCTTCCTCGCAGATCGATTTCCAGATCAGTCTTTCAAGCCAATCTAGGCTGTCGATCACGACCGTCTGAAAATCATGCTCTTCACTAATCAGGCTATCGAGATCGGCGATAACCTCAGAAAACTCTGTCCGTACAGGAAGCCTGGCCACGTCCAGCTGACCTGCTCCGTCCTCTGTCTGGATAAGGACTGGATTCGGAGCACCAGAAGCAAACGTGGTTTTTCCCACACCCTCAGTGCCATATAGGATAATCCTGGGCGGTAGGGACTCCACCCCCCGTTTAACTGCGCTTAACCTTGACATTCTGTTGCCCTCGACATTGGATGCAAATTGGAAAAAGTCCCTCGATAAACCCAGCCAACTCCAGGAGCCAGCCACGGTCTCGATACGTTTTTAACTTCGTGATAACGTTCAGTAGTGGCGATCTTGTCGCCGTACGTTTGCAATAGTGGCACTCGCAGACCTTGAGATTGGAAGGCAATTCCATCTCATGCCCAAAATTGTCTGTAAAACGTTCTTCCATGATGTTCAGCATTGATCACTCCCCGCCCTGACCAGGCAATAAACAAACAGGATAAAAAGACCTAATAAAACCCATGCCATTTTTAACTCCCCACATATTTAATACACTCAGGCCCAAAACCCGATTTAATAGATTCCGGGACCGTCAACTCCCTACCACACCTACCGCACTGGCCCTTATGGTAGACACCCCAACCAGCTGCCTCGATCTGATCTTGTCTGCCTTCCCAATAGGCTTTGAGCACTCTCCGCAGGATCACAATATCAATCGAGTCGTATTTGCGTTTAGACTTTTTAGTCAGAATCACGTTGCCTGATTCTCTGTCCAAAATGCCGATATATTCCCAATAGCAGTAGCTCCGGCCAACGAGAAGATTGATAAACCAGGTCTCTTTGCCGCCACGTTTAGACCGTTGAATCTTATAGCCGTAATGCTTTCTGCATTCATGTTTCTGGACATATTCCGCAGCCGGTTCAATGGTGAAAATCGCGTGGCCGCCAAGGATAAAATCGAGAGAAACCATAAAATTCCCGTTAAAAAAACCTGCCGGATTAAAACTCCGGCAGGAACCTTGCCAAGCAAATCCAAGCCTTTCCACTCCCGTCCTCGCCACGCCTTTCCTAGCCACTCCCCTCCCTTCCGATCCACTCCCGTCCCCGCCCCTATTCCCAAGAAACAATATCGGCTTTACCGTATCGTCCCCGGAAAGTCCCTAATCCGAGACAGATCAAACCCTCTCGGAATACATTAATTAATGCTGTCTCTTGCAATTGTCGATTCGGGAATATCGACAACTCAAACTCCAATTCCCACGGACAGTCTAACATTGGCCGTACTTTTGGATTCGGAATTCCCTTTTCTAGCCTGGCCACATGCCTGACCACCGTCACACCGCTTAGCGGATCATGGTCCCCAACTAACTTGCCAAACTTGATTGGCTCGCCGTTTCGAGTAAAAGGAATAAACTCTGGCCCGATAGAAACGAACGACCCGCAAGCCTGGGCGAATTGTTTATATTTCCGGCTGTCTAACAGCCTCTTGGGAGCTGAATCGGTATTTTGCGCCGAGAGGAAACTCATTAGATTGTTGGCCGGCAGAGCAATCGTCCTGCCATCCTCTCCCGATAAATACAACTTCTGCCACGGTTCTAGCTTCGTGTCGTTGTCTCCTGCGTACCTGTCGAAAAGTATCGGAGTTAGTCCCCGAAGTTTGACTTTCCTCCTGATCAATTCCCGTGTCCCCAATTCTGCCCGCGTTTTCAGTTCCATCGTTTTGCCCTTTCATGATAAAAACCTCGCATTTCCTTGTAACGCCTTGCAACGGCTTGCCTCTCCGTGCCCGTCCATTCCCTGCCTCTCCCCTCCTATCCACTCCACTCCTTTCCAATCCTCGCCTTTAACTACCAAACGGTAGATCAAATAATGAAAAACCTTGCCTTGCGATTCCTTGCCCCTCCACTCCGTTCCATTCCCCGCCTCTCCCATCCGTGCCCTTCCCATCCAAGCCAAGCAAACGACACCTAATATAGGATCAGTTCATCTCTCCTTTGTTTTTCTTGTGTTGTGAAATTAAATTAGTTAAAACTTCAAACTTTTGCTGGCTTCCAATTTTGCCATACATGCCAAAAAAAACAGAGCCGACAACAACCGCATCAAGACTAACTTTTTCAATACCGCCTACCTGATCCTTGTAAAAATT